TCTTCTTTGTTCAAGACTCTTAGGTCCTTTTTCAGTTGTTTTAACTAAATCAGAAAATGGATTATCTGTTTTCATTAATTCTTCTTTTAAACTTTTTGCACTTGGTTCACCTCTTGGATGTTTACCTGTTCTTTGTATTTCTAATATCTCTTCAAATGTTTCATTACCATAAAGTTTTACACCTAATTGATCTTCTATAATCTCATATGATTTTCTAGCACCTGGTGATTTCATTGCATCAACCATCTCTTGACCTTTGCCTGGTCCTTTAGCTGCATCATAAGTTTCTCTGATTCTTGCACCAAACTCTGGTGAATCCTGAATCTGTTTACCACCTATGATACCTTTTGATGTATCAATAGGTTTACCTTCCATATCAACAACCTTATTCATGTCTTTAAATCTTTGAACAGCTTCTTGTTGAATTTTTAATTTTTCTAACTTATCTGGCTGTCTACCTGTAGCTTTAACAAAACCTTTTGTTAACTGCTCTATCATTTCCATTAAAGCCATGCCGAATCTAATCATTATTTTCTACCTTTTAATTTTCTAAGTTCAGCTGCTTTTCGTTTAGCTTTTTCTCTAGCTTTAATTTTATCAAAAAAAGGTCCTGTTTTATTTTCAAAATCAGAGACCATAAGATCTGTGTAACGTTCTAGCTCTGCAGGTTCTTGTTCTACTTTTTTCTTTTCTTTTTTAAGTCTCTTGTTCATAGACTCTATGATTTCATCTTTCTTGCCGGTCTTATCTAACTTGTAAACATTTGATAAAAGATCTACAACCTTACCAACTTTGAAACCCTGTCTGTGATATTTATTTGCCATTAATAATAATTCCTTTTAGTTTGCTCGACATTTTCGTCGATATAATCTTCAGGGTGTTCGATTAGACCGCCCTGTCTAAATCGCATGATCGCTTGTGTAGTTGAGTCCACAAGGTCGTCATGATCACCATAAGGAAATGCAGCACATTCTTCAATAACGTCGTCTGCAAATTTCTGCTCAGGTGCCCATATCATACCAGATTCAAATAAAGGTGCAACAGCATTTACACGAGCATGCTTGTCGTTTCCTTTAGAAGGACTAAAGTTAACAACCGGTATATCCATCTTTCTAAGCTCGTATGTCAGAGGTAAACCGGATGCTTTTGCCTCGACGATAACTGTTTCAGGTTTCCAATACTGATATTGTTCAAGAGCCAATCTTCTTAGTTCAGGGAACTCGTATCTGCCTTTAATAGCATCTAACAATATAAGATTGGCTCCTTCGTCTTCACTTGGGTAAAATATTCCCCACGTAGTAATAGCACTGTAATCAGCTGTCTCCTTTTTTAAAAATGCAGTATCATAAGATTGTATAACATGTTGTAGTTGTGGTATTTCTTCACCAGTATAAGTTCGCCACCATTCACGTTTTAATATAGCTCCTTCTTCTGCTGTTGGATTCTGCATCCACTGTGCGTTCCATTTGCCCGTGGGCAGTGTTGCTTGGACCTTTTCTAATTCTTCTAACTTCCAATATTCTGGCCACACAGGTTGTGCGTTCTTTGATCCATGGTCCATGATTGCTGGAAACTCGACCACGTGCCATTGATCAGCTTTCGCTTCTTTTTGATTCTGTATCAACTTACCAGTCAAATCTTTGTTACTCCATCTAGTCATAACTAAAACTATTTTACCACCAGGTTGTAAACGTTGTCGTGGACCTGACGTGTACCACTCGTAAGCTGACTCTAAAGCTGTAGGGCTTAGTGCATCTTGCTCTGAATGTGGGTCATCAATAATTAATAAATCTGCACCACGACCTGTGATCGCACCACCAACACCGGCGGCGAAGTATTCACCACCTTGTGCAGTCTCCCAACGTCCTGCTGCTTTTGAATCTTCTTGTAATCTAGTTTTAAAAATTTTAGTATAATCTTCCGAGTCAATTAGGTTCTTTGCTTTACGTCCGAATCTTACTGCGAGTTCACCTGTGTGCGTTGCTTGAATGATCTTTAACCGTGGCTCACGGCCCACCATCCATGCTGGTAGCAAGTAAGATGCAAATTCAGATTTTGTATGCCTAGGAGGCATGTTAATTATTAATCTGGTTATTTCACCAGTTGCTAATTTATTAAATTTTTCTGCAATATGCCTGTGATGGGACCCCTCTACAAAATCTGGCCACACACATTTGACAAAAGACAAAAAGTCATTTTTAGCTTTATTCTGTATCTTTTTTTCTGCATGTAACACTTGCAGTTGTTTAAAAGTTTTTCTAACATCTGCAGGTAGTTTACTTATATCTATATTATTTAAATTCATTTAAAATTTTTTAAAAAATTTTTTGCACCATATTTAAAGTGTTCAACATGTTTTTACCAGCTATAACTGTGTAAATCAAGCAATACAACCTAGAGTAGTGGGACCCCTTTGTACAAAAAAGGGGGATAGGGTCGAAGAGATTAGCGATGTTTGGATTTTGTTTGGGACCCCTGGCGCGTTAGCGCCAGGGGTTGTTCATAAGAGAGTTAATCTAGTAATGTCATGTATGCTTTAGCATTCATCTTACTAAATTTTGTTAAACCTTTTTGCATAGTCTTGTAATCTTCGTCTAACTCAGCCTGTTTAATCATGATGTATAACTTGTATTCCTCTGGTGTTAACATCTCTGATTGTCCAGAATAAGGATTAGTTGTTTCTATTGTTCTTTCTGTTTTAGTCATATCCTATATTATCCTGTATTAGAGTTATTATCAACCTCTTTTATTCTTGTTTTTGTCCATGAATAATCACCCCAATTACTTTGGATTGTTTCTTTTACAGGGTCCTCAATCGGTGTTTCAAGGCACTCGGTTCTTGGGTGTAGTCTAATGAACTCTTGATAGTGTGTAAGCATAAAACTCATTAAACAAGTGTGGTCACAAAAGTAATTCCACATTCCCTCTCTAAAATTAGTAACATTAATCTTAACTGTCCTCAGAACCTTAGAACCTTTGACACCACGAACCCTTGTGGTTGTATGTCGTTTATGGCAATTCGGACCATGACACCAATTATAGTCACTCATTAGTGCCTCACTTTCCAACTTGTAGTTGCTGTTCTATAACCATGACTATCTAAGTCGTAGTACACATAATAAGGGACACCCTGTTTAGATGTTCCATATCTAGATTTATCATCATGTTTGCCACGTCTAGTAATATGTTTCTTATGCTTACTAGCCCAATAAGTTATATAAAATGTTTTAGTCATATTTATTTCTTCTTTCCTAAAGTTTCTAATAGTCTTATTCTTTGTGTGTTTAATTGAATAAGTTTATTATTATCTTTTACCATTTCAAACAAATCTCTAATTAAAATCATTGTTTGTTTATCTGACATTTTAAAGTCATCTGGTAATTGTTCTACCTTTACTTTTTGTTGTTCGTATTTAGTCATATTTCTCTCTTTCTGTTATGGGACTATCCTAAAGGATAATCCCATAATTGTCAAATGTTAATTTACAGATTGTTGCATTTGTTTTCTTGCAAACGCAATTTTCTGTTCTCTTGTTAAGACCTCTTTATCTTCCAAAAGACTAGCCAGATTATCTGGTGAATAAATTGAAAGTGCTAAACTAGAACTTTCATTTAACATTGTTTCATTTAAAACAACTCCAACTTTATCTGCGAGTGCTTTTGCTTGGTCAAAGTGTCTATAAGATTTTAGACCTAATCTTACTTTCTGCATTTTGCCCTCAACATAAGAATATAATTGTTGATGTTCTTTAACTACATTGTCAGCACTAGCAACATACATCTTAAAAAAGTTTAGAGTATTCTCATCAACTTTGAATTGTCTTGAATGACAATAACTAGAACCAATAGTCCAAAGTTTAAAATCTTCTTCCCACTTTGCAACAGGTTTAGTTATAGATTTATCTTCGTTAGATGAATTGTTAAAACCCAAATAAGTATTAACTTGACTTTCATCATTGTAATACTTTGGATTTCTTTTTGAGTAGTCATCATTGATTGATAAATGAAAATCTGGGTTTAGTCCTTTAGATTTTAATTCATCACGATAGTATGCTCTTGCAAAGTTTCTACCCATATTAAATCTAATATGAACTTCATCTTGCGAGATGTATTCTCTACCCTCATCATCAACTTTTGTAATTGGTCGTTGAACATAGAAACAATTATCTTCATACAACTCGCCACCTGCTCTATTGTATTTTTGTATCATTGATCTAATTGTATCAACATCTTCCTGTGGTTGATGAAACCTTACAACTTGATTAATTTTTTCTTTTGCTTTTTCTCTCATCAAGTCATATTGTTCTTTTGCTTGTATCAATTTATCTTTTACTTTATCTTCGTAAAAAGATTGAAATTGATCTGCAATAACTTTTCTCTTATCAGAGTTAAGTGTTATCTTCTTTGTAGTCATATTTGCCTTTCTGTTAATAATTTATTTTTAACACTTGACAATAGGATAGTCAAGTATTATATTGGATTTAGATTTATCCGAATGGGTGTTAATCTCCCAGCGTGATAATCGGGACAACTTCTGGTTGTGGTGTAAAGTAGATTGAAAGAGATCCAAACACACGCACAGCTAGAACTGATCCCTGGTCTATTGGCAGGGTTATTC